GCACAAGCGAATTGGCGTCCTTAACCAACTCAACCTCTTTGACCGTCGAACTTTCCAATAGGCCCAGTAGCACCTTGCCGGGAACTCCACACGGCTCCAAGTCCGTTTCCCAAACAATCCGAATACCCATGCCGTTATTGAAGGCGTAAATGAACTTGCCATCCCACCAAATGTGCTTGAGCTCAGCAATCGAGCCCGCAGTAGCAACAGCCGGCTTGAGGCGTTCAAGTAGACTAACCAAAACTTTACGTTCAATCTTCATTTATATTTGCTCCAAGCGACGCTCCAATAAAAGCTTCAACAATAGCTTTCGCCGCTTCAAATTCCATACGCCGCATTTCGATTGGGGTTGGGGGCTTACGTTGCATTCCAGCCTGTTCGATCTTGGCTGACCAATTACTGAATTGGCGCCGCGCCTTGTTCAACGGCGTTTCCTCGCGAAGCGCAGCCACAACCTGTTCGTTAGTAATTTTGGATCTACCACACGCAGCAACCGCCGCCTTAAAGCCGTCCTCAGTGTTAGGAAACAGTTTCCCTTTTACCAAGAAAACAGAGCCAGACCCGTCGCACTTCGCGCATCGATCCATTCCACGCTGCCCCGACCCAAAATCACAATGGGGACAAACTTGCGGGATGGGGTCACCAACCTCACCGGGCTCGGCACGCGGGGCATGCTTGTTGCTATCCGACACCGGGACAGGCTTAGCCTCTACAGTTGCTTGCCTTATCAAAACTCGAAGGAGGTCCCTTGCTTTGCAAAGGTCCGAACGGTTACGCCAAGTCGCAATGTCCATGACGAGGTCAAGCTCAGCGTCTTCTAGCTTGTTGGCAGCTTGAAACTTCTCAACCTCCGTACAGACAGCACTAAAATTGAACTCGCGGTAGATGTTGGAAACCTCAATCAACTTATCTAGATAGTGTAGTGCCTTCTGAAGATCTTCAAGGCCGTTCTTCTTACGCCAACGCACTATGTATTTTGTTATATTCCCCTCGAAGTAGCCCATGCCAGTATTTAGAACTAAGTCCCAATGCATGTATCCGGACGACTGGTAGTGCCCCGGTACTCGTTCTTCGTTCGCGGGCATTCAAAGCTCCCGGGACTTCATACAACCGATTTGTAGATAGAACGCCCCCTTCCCTTCATACCTTCGAACACTTATCAACAAATCAATCACTTTCTCCCACAGCGGCTCACGAACCCAACCAGGACCTAAATATAGGTCATTCCTTACCCATACGCCGTTGCATCCAATTGTAAGCCGCCAAGCGCCAGTCTGAGCGTGGCGGCATTTGGGCTAACATCGCCAAGGCCTTCTGACGTTCCTTCTGCTTCCAATACCGATTAGCCCAAAACAAAGGTTCAGCAACCTCATGGAAGAAGCAATTTCGGTACTCGTATTTGTCAAGATAAGGAGTTATGCTACTGGCCGTGCGGTACATAAACCGTTCAAGGTCCACGTCAAATTCTGTGGGAACCGTCACAAGCTCGGTCGTCTCAACATTGTAGGCGTAAGACCCGTCAATCGGCGCGGTCAGAACCTTCTTGGCCTTCTCATCCATGTCAAAGTACAAGTGATAATTATTGCTTATTTGGGTATAAGTTCCGATCCCCACCACAATCCGGGCCGCTAGATACTCCTGCAAAATGGAGAATTGACAAGCGTTCGCACCGTAGGCCCCCCACCAAAGATCATTTGATCTACAACATACGGTGATGTCCAACACAAGCCCTGTATTGAGATCAACCTTCAAAATCCGAGCATCTTTCTCGGCCTGAGTAAGCGGCTTTACCTTCACGTCAACCTTCGATCGCACCCTTAGATAACAATGAGTATTACATGGGCGTGTCTTCAATCCAGGGACACCCAGATCAGCCACCGGATCCCACATGACTAGCACCGCTTGGCGGTCCTGAGGATTATTCCTCAACAGCTTAACAATTGTATCAAGCTGGTCTGGCAAATAGGGTGAGCCACCACCCTCCATGTCAAAATGCTTCCTCCAACGGAACCCATACGCATCATGGATTCTACCATCTGGCTCAGCAAAACGTGAAGAGAAGTCGTGAATGAACTGATCTAGCCATTTCGCGTCTTGACGCCCTGCTAACATGAAAAGTGCTTCAAAAATATGGAAGAACGGATTAGCGTCCCGCTCAGGTGAAAACAACACGCGCTCTTGAGGCTTTTCATACACTGTCACAACCGGCTCAGGCATGACCAATACATCACCTGCACGAGAAGTTTCGCGTATTCCCTCTTTGTAGATGAGTTGAAGCCCTTTGTGTATAGCCTCCTCAACGTTTCTAACACTAATAACTTTCATGTGATTTCTCTAGGCCAGAGCTTCTGAAGACATCGCCCAATCTCTTCATCCGAAACCATTCCCTTCAAAGCTAGCATAACGTTTTCGACTACAACTCTCCCATATCGATTTCCCATATGCTCTTCAATTGAACCGTTCTCAAGCATTTCAAGCAAATCACACACTTTGAAATTTTGCCACTCTTCAGGGAAAAGATCCGGAAGAGTAATCCCTAAATCAGCCAATCCTAGCTTTTCTGCCTTATTAGTTGCGTCCTTAAGCTCAGGCACTCGCCGCTTAGAGTAAAATGGGGTGTCGCCCGCGCCCAACTCTCCAAGGTCATGTTTGAGTATATACTCCAAAACCTCAACACGTGGAGTACCAAAAAGCTGAAGATAGATCATTGCCACACGGTGCGAATGTTCCGCAACCGTTTGCTCATGGATAGTTGGAAACGTGTGATACCTTTTCACACGACATGCCATAGCAACAGAACGGATGACGTCAGTGTGCTTCATTTGTAGGTAAATCTCAATAAGCCGTTTCCGGTCTGTATTTACTGCGTGGCCGTCCTAATCCCAACTCACCAATGTCGTACTTGATTTCAAGGTAAGACATCACCCATCGCCTTTGTGTTCCCGTTGCCCATGTAAAAATTTACCAACCGCAGCACGGCGCTCTGGCGTCCATGTCGCCATAATCTTTGCACGAGTTTCCTCAGACCAACTAGAGCCCAACATAGGGCTGACTCTGTGCTTAGAACCATATTCATTGGAGCAAATAGTAGAACAAAATCGCTGTCGATGTCCTGACTTCTGCCAAAATCGCTCTCCGCAATGCTCACAATAACGGAAACCCCGCTTAATGTTTTTACGAGTAGCTGCTCCAAGCTTTCCTTCAGCGTGCTGGCGCTTCGCTAGTTCAGACCGCCGCTTACGTTCTTCCGGATCAGCCCCGACACGCAGAGCACTTACAGAAGACCTTTTTCTTGACTCTTCAGAATGTTTGATTCCTAAAGTACTTCTAGCTGTTGGAGCAAGGTTGTATCCATTCCTCACTGAATCTAACTTATCCATCCAAAATTGCTCACGACACTCCAAATCATCTACACTACCAGAGCAGCTTTCTAAAACTTCAAAAACGAAAGCATCCTCTCCGTATTTGTTCCAAGCGTTTTGCAAATGTTTATTATGGTGATTACCTTGTTTTAGCCTCGTTCGATGAACCGACCATCGGTTGTACAGATCAATTGCAGAGCCAACATAACTTTTGCCGTTAAGCAAATTTCGGATCCCGTAGATTCCACTACCTGAGGGGAATAACATATATCAGTAAGCCTCTTCCGGTCGGTATTTACTTCTAGGGCGTCCCTCACCCAATAACACCTTGCTATACTTGAACCATTCACAACAACAATTTTGAATATCGTGCAATGTACAATTGTTGTATTCTGCGCCCAATACTTCAATAAGCTCCCTTCTCCACTGTTGAAGAACGGAGCACCATTCTGCCTCGTCAATCTTAGCCGTTATGGGCCGTCCCAACAAGCGATTGAATCCTCGTATACTGCCCGGACCTGTTGGGCACCAAGTGTTTACATCTTTAGCGCCAGACAGCAACACAGTCCACCCAAGATCGTCAACCACTTGCCCAGACATGAAACTTCCAAAATTATTTACTTTCGTAAACTCTTGCCAAACATTACGTCGAGTGTTTGTGCTTATTGCCTCTATTATTTTGGGCAATTGTATGTACAAATCCGTACCAATGACTTGCGTACAAATCCACTGTGACTTTGTACGCATAGACGATTTTGGATTTGCTTTTATCATGAAAGCACCAGTAAAAATCTTGCGTTTTTGTGCCTTAAGCTCATCCATTACCCCCGCGATAGCCCACCAATCAATCTGGCGGGTCGGAAACAGGCCGCGCTCCATGATTGCCGCAATCGTTGGCGGCCAGTTACACCATCGGCAAAATGCCGCAAACAATATGAAGGATTGCATGCCAGCTTGGCTCAGGTTGTCTCCTGTAAGAACGTGCTGCCGAAGCCAACGACTCACCCTATCGTCACGACGACGAATGTTGCAAAATCTATAAATCTGCAAAATGACATCATCCGTCCAAGGCAATGGTAAACCAGCCTCCTTAGCCTTGCGGAGACTTTCTCGCTTGACAGCCCATTTCACAAGAGGAGTCATTTTAAGCCACGCGCCGGTTGGGGCCCAAACTCTTGATCTTGATATTTCCCATTGTAGGGAAGCTCGGTTGGAGCATCCAGACGATGGAATATAACCTGAGCTATTGCCCAATCTGGCTCCATCTTCAATAGAATATCG